TCACCGAGGTCGGCAGCACCGGATTCTACAGCGGCACCATGACCGGCAGCGCTGGCACCTACCAACTCGCATTCCGCAGCGCCGGAGCCAATGTCGGCAGCGGCAGCATCGTGTGGGACGGCACAGCCGAAGTCGCCTTCTCAACCCTCACCGCCGCGCAGGTAAACGCGGAGGCTGACACAGCCCTTGCCGATGTTGGCCTGACAAACACCGTTACCGGGCGCATCGACGCCACCGTCTCCAGCCGCCTCGCGCCAAGCGGCACGCTGGCAACCGTCACCACCCTCACCAACGCCCCTACCGTCCCCACCGCAGCCGCCATCGCCACACAGGTTCGCACCGAACTTGCCACCGAGTTAGCCCGAGTCGATGCCGCCGTGAGCACACGCCTTGCAGGCAGCGCCTACACGGCACCAGCCAACAGCGACATCACGGCCATAAAGGGCAAAACCGACCTCCTCGAGACGACCCGTTTGGCGCAGTGCAGCACCGTCGCCACCACCGGAGCCCAGCTCGCCGCCGCCCTCAGCTAATGGACACGCACCAAGCCACAGCCAGCTTCACCGGCCTCCTCGCCACCGCGACAGGGCTTACCGTTTCCATGCTGCCGGAGCTGGAGGCGTGGCTTCGTATCGCGTCCTTGCTCATCGGCTGTGCCGTCGGCCTCGCTTCCCTCTACGCAATCCTCCGCAACAAAAAGCACCCCCATGAATAAATTCCTCTCGCACCTAAAACAAAAATCCACCTGGGCTGGCATCGCCTCGCTCGTAGCCCTCACCGGTTGGCAGGTTAGCCCCGACCAATTTTCGGCCATTAGCGCCGTGATCATCGCGCTCGTAGGAGCCTACGAGGTGATCCGCAACGAGACGAAATGAGTGCACCGGCCAAGGTCTCCGCGATGGCCCTGCTGATCGGATACATCTTTGTGACCATCAGTTTTCTGACCGGCTGCACCACGCTCGGCGTCTCGCTCGAAACCGACTACGGGCGCTTCAGCTACACCCTCCCCGAGCTGCCCGCCCTCAAGGATAAATAACCACAGAGGACACAGAGAGCACAGAGGGAAAACTTAAAACTTAAAACCTAAAACTCCTGATGCTCCCCCCGAGCCGACCTCAACAAGCGAAGTCCAAAACGCAAGCCTTGCTTACAAAAGCTCGCGTGGCCGATGAGGTCGCTCTGGTGGGCATTCGCGGGTATTACAGAGACACGATGGGCAAGCCCGGCGAAAACGACCGAGGCATCTACGACGACGCGATTTTTCTTATCAGTCCCAACGCCTACGCGACCTTCAACGCCAACACCGATCCCTCGGTAAAACGCAAAGGCATCGCCGTCCTCAAGCCCGGCGTCCATCGCTACCGCAAAGGCAAGCACGGCCTCAGCAAGCCCGGCGGCGGCTACCCCGCCCTGCGCCCCGCCACGCCTGGCGAACAACTCCCCGTGACCCGCGACGAGACAGGCGACTCCATGGGCATCGCCATCAACATCCACAAGGGCGGCACCCGCACCACCAGCAGCGAAGGCTGCCAGACGATCCACCCCAGCCAATGGAGCGCGTTCGTGGCTCTCGTTTATTCCGAGATGGACCGCGCCAATCAGAAAACCATCCCCTACCTACTCGTCGAGGAGGGCAACGCATGAGCCGCCTGCGCAAACCCAAAACCTCCCCACCGAAAGACCGCGAAGCCGTGCTGCTCCAAGTCCGGCAGCTCCTCGCCGAGCATTTCGATGTCGGCCTCTGCATCGTGAGTTGGGAAGCGGAGGGCGAGACTTTCTACATGGATTTGAAATTCGGCAACGATTACGCCGCCCGCGCCCTGTGCCGCGAGGCCGACGAAATTTTGTGGCCTTACGAAACCGAAGACGAAGACGAGGAGGACGACGAATAATGAAAACATCCTGGAGTTCCATCGCCCGCGAACAAGCGGACAAATCTCACAAGACCGAGGTAGACAGCCTCAAAGCCAAGCTCGCGCAATACCAAGCCAGCGTCGAGTCGCTGGAAAAGCAACTCGGCATCGCGCTCTCGCTCGGCAAGACCCGCATCCGCCCGCACCCGCTCTCCGTCTCGATGAGCGACAAAGCCGAAGCCGTCGCCGTGGCGCTCGCCTCGGACTGGCATGTCGAGGAAACGGTCGAATCCGCCAGCGTCAATGGCCTCAACGAATACAGCCTCCCCATCGCCAAACGCCGCATCGAGAAATTTTTCAGCACCATCGCCCGCCTCACCGAGATCGAGCGCCACGGGGCCAAGATCGACGACCTCATCCTCTGGCTCGGCGGCGACTTGATGAGCGGCATGATCCACGAAGAACTCGCCGAGAGTAATTCCAAGACGCCCACGCAAGTCATCCTCTGGCTGCAAGACCGGCTCGCAGACGGCCTCGCCACGCTCAAGCCCCACTTCAAGCGCATCCTCATTCCGACCAGCTACGGCAACCACGGACGCACCACCGTCAAGCCCCGCCACGCCACCGGAGCCGCCCACAGCTACGAATGGCTTCTGTATCGCATCCTCGAAGGCCGCTTCGCCGACGACCAGCAAATCGAATTTCAAATTGCCGACAGCTACTTCAATTTCATGACCGTCTTCGACCGCCGCCTCCGCTTCCATCATGGCGACGGCCTCAAATTTCAAGGCGGCATCGGGGGCCTTACCATCCCGACAGAAAAGGCCATCGCCTCATGGAATAAGTCACCCAACCGAGCCGACCTTGATCTTTTCGGGCACTGGCACCAATACCAGCAGAACCGGCACTGGCTCTGCAACGGCAGCCTCATCGGCTACAACGCCTACGCCCTCTCAATCAAAGCCAGCTTCGAGCCCCCCACACAGACCTACTTCCTCCTCGATAAAAAGCGCGGACGAACCATGACCTCCCCCATCTACCTATGAGCTGGAAATCCCTCGCCAAGCGCACCAACAGCCTCCCCGAAGGCTGGAGCACCCCCGACGAAATCGCCTCCGACCTCGACTGCGAAATCTCCGAAGTCCCCAAAATCCTCGCCGCCGCCATCCGCGACGGCCAAGTCGAGAAACAGAACTTCCCGCACTGGCAACCCGGCAGCCGCCAACTCCTCTACCAAACCGGCTACCGCCAACGCACGGCTGGAACCAAACCCTCCCCCGCCGCCAGCGTGCCAGGCATCCCCGACGACCTCCTGCCCAAGGTCCGCCAGAAAATCGCCGAGTTTCCCAACAAAACCGCCGGAGCGATCCGCGATCTTTTCAGCACGAACAACCGCCGCCGCCTCTCCACCCCGGCCATCCGCGCCCTCCTTGACAAGCCCCCGCAGAATAGAAGGTAGATGCCCGATGACCAAACAATCGTAGAAGGCGACGCCGGATTCCTCGGCATGGCCTCCCGCCTCAACCCGCTGCAACTCCAGCCGGGCATGGTCCAATACGCCGAAAACATGCGCTTGGACCGAGGCGTGGCTCAGACACGCAAGGGCGCGAAGCGACTCGGCGACGGGATCGCGGCGGGCACCCAGCCTCTCGTGATGCCCTTTGTGCTGGACGACAACGCCCGTGTGCGCACGATCTACAGCGGCGGCATCTTCGCCTCGGGCGTTTTCAGCTCGCCAAATTACGACGACGAGAATGAATACATCGTCCTCTGCGGGCCGACCTCGGCATTTCTCTACCGGCAGGATGAGCCTATCGAGGAGATCAACTATCCCGCCACCGGCACAGCGTCCGACGAGATCATCGAGCCCACGGACAGCGTTTCGACGATCCAAGCGTTCAATCGTTTCTACCTACTGCGCGAGGCCGACATGACGCTCCCTGGCTGGGATTGGAAATACACCACCGCCAGCGGCATCGCAGTCTCAAGCACCACGGCCACGGTCCACATCACCGCCCACGCCCTCGCTGCTGGCCAGCGCGTGCGGATCGAGGAGGGGAGCCAAGCGGCATTCCAAGGGCATGAGTATGACATCCTCACCGCTACGGCCAATTCCTTCACCGTCGCCGTGCCCGCTGGCACATCGCCGGATGTCTCCGCCGACATCGCAATCCGCCGCGTCAAAGCCCCGCTCTGGTGGGATGGCTCGACGATGGAGTTTCAACGCGCCGCCTCGGGCGTGCCTGCCGAGGGCGTGAGTTTCAAAACCCTGCGCTCCACTGGCTGGGCCAGCTACATCGGCAACCGCCTGTGGATCCCCGATGGCCGCGACACGGTGGCGATCTCGGATGTTCTGGACCCAGACCTCTACGACCCTTTTTTCCAATCCTTCCGCGCCAACCAGGGTAGCAACGACTACCTCGTCGCCATTCACCCATGGGTCGAAGGCCAAGCGCTGGTCTTCCTACGCAACTCGATCTGGCTGGCCAACCTCACCGACACCAGCAACGCGACCGGCACAGATTTCACGGTGGACTCCGCCGTTTCCAAGCTCACGCTCCTCACCGACGAGATCGGCTGCGTAGCCCGCCGCTCGATCCAGACGGCCGGTCAGTTTGTTTTCTTTCTCTCCGACGCCGGAGTTTACCGCCTCGACACCCAGCTTGACCTCAAACTCCGTGCCAACACCCAGCCGCTCTCGGACCCCATCGCCGACCAGATCGACGAAATCAACAGCGACTACGCGCACCTCGCCGTAGGCCGGTGGTGGAATAACCGCTACTACCTCGCCGTGCCCATCGGCGAGAACGCCACAAGCAACAACACCCTTTTCCTCTGGAACGCCCTAAATTCCCAATGGGAAAGCCGCGACACCTACGCCATCAACCTCGACGAGCTATTGGTGGCCACCTACTCCAGCCAACGCCGCCTCTTCGCAGCGAGCCGTGCCGGAACGCTCTTTTTGCTCGATGAGCTGGACTACGGCGACGAGGTGCCCTACGCAAACGCGCAAGACCTCTACACCGAAATCCCCTCCGAACTCATCACCCGCCGCTACGGCTGGGGGAGCCTCAACACCAAGCGCCTCACCCGCGCCAAGGCCAGCGTGCTCCTGCCGGACGCCTCCGCCTGCACGCTCGATGCCGTGACGACTGACTACGACGCGGACTTTCAAGTCGCCTCCCTGGAGAACACCACCGGTGAGGAGGAAGACTACACGCTCAAAGCCCCCCTGCGCTGCAAAGCCACCGGCCTCGACCTCCGCTTCCGCACGCAAAGCGGCCGACCCATCCTCCGCCAGATCAGCGCCGAAGCCACCCGCAGCGCCCTCGACCCCACCGAAACCCGCACCCTCAACTAAACATGGCCACCATCACCAAAGGCAAAACCTTCACCAACGGCGAACTCGTCACCCCTGCCAACCTCCACCAGATGGTGGACTCCGCCACCGTCGCCAACATTGTCAACGCCGACATCGCCGCAAATGCCGCCATCGCCGACACGAAGCTGGCCACCATTTCCACGGCAAATAAAGTGTCCCAATCCGCCGTAACCAATCTCACCACCGACCTAGCTGGAAAAGCGGCGTCCATACACCAGCACGCTATTTCGGATACCACTGGGTTACAGACGGCGCTCGACGGCAAAGCGGCTGCAAGCCACACGCACACGATTGCCAATGTGACGGGCTTGCAGACGGCGCTGGATGGTAAGCAAGCCTCTGGAAGCTATGCGCCTGCGACTGGCATTGCTCCAAGCGCCATCACAGGAACGGCAGTCATTACGACTGATTCCCGCCTGTCCGATGCCAGGACGCCGATAGACTCGTCTGTATCATTTTCAAAACTTGTCCAAGCAGTTCAAGAAACATTGGTTCCAACTGGTTCCGTTGTGGCTTTTGCTTTTAATGCCTTCGCAGGCATCCCGGATGGCTGGCTTGAATGCAATGGTTTTGCTGTGAGCAGATCGACTTATAGTAATCTTCATAGCAAAATTGGAGTTTCTTATGGCAGCGGTGACGGAAGCACCACATTTAATCTGCCTGATCTTCGCGGATACTTTATTCGTGGCAGTGGGACTAACTCTGACGGAACAGCTTCCGGGTCATTTGCAACGAAACAAAGCGATGATGTAAAGCCTCATAGTCATCCCGTATCTTGGGCCTTTGGAACTTGCGTTTTAAGTGTTCAAGAGATTCAAGGAGGCAGATCAACTGGGTCAGCTACGACTGTTACAGATATCAATGTATCTACTGGATTTCCTAGTGCTTCCATCGCAATACAAACTAATCTTGGCACAGAAACCCGTCCAAAAAACATCGCAATGATGTATTGCATCAAAACATGACCGCCCCCGCCCCCACCATGCTCCGTCCCGAGCCCTACCACGCGACAAAGCTCGCCGTGCGTCGCTCCCCGTTGCACCGGTGGGGCGTCTTCGCCACGGCCCCCATCGCCAAGCACGAAGTGCTGGAAGAGGCCCCCTACGCCTGCGTGCCCAAGAAACAACTCGCCAAAGCCCCTGCCTGCGAGACCTACAGCTACTATCTCGACGACTCCACCAGCATCCTCGGCTTCGGCCTAGCCCCCCTCTACAACCACCACGACACCCCCAATGCCAGCCATGAGATCGACCAGGTTAACGAACTCATGCGGCACTACGCCCTGCGCGACATCGCCGCAGGCGAAGAGATCACCCTCAACTACGGCGCTGAAAACGCCAAACACTTTTTAGAAAAGGAATAATCCTATGGCAATGAACATGAGTGCCCCCGCCATGAGCGCCCCAGCTATGAGCCAAGCGCCAGCTATGAGCCAAGCCATGAGCGAAGCGCCAGCTATGAGCCAAGCCATGAGCCAAGCCATGAGCGAAGCGCCAGCTATGAGCCAAGCCATGAGCCAAGCCATGAGCGAAGCGCCAGCTATGAGCCAAGCCATGAGCCAAGCGCCCGCCATGAGCCAAGCCATGAGCGCACCCGCTATGAGTGCAGCGGCGATGAGCGCGGCAATGTCTGGCGGCGGAATGTCCGGCGATCCGCTCCGCACCGGCATGTCTGTGAATCCTTCGACGGCTCCCAGCACGCGTGATTTTCGGACTGAACTAAATGCCATCCAAACCGCAAGCAGCCGTATCGCCCAAGATCAAGCCAACACGGTTGTCGATACCGCAGGCCGCCTTAGCGACCAAGCCCTCGAAAGCACCGGCGACATCGCCCAAAGGCTCGGAGACAGCACCTACACCGCCGCCGCCAATCAAGATATTCGCGACGCCGAAACCAGCGCCGCCCAGCTCGGGCAGAGCTACAACCAAGTCGGCCAAGTCGCCGAGCGCACCGCTGCCTTTAACGACCCTGTAAAAGACCGGGTGAACCAGATGGCAATGGGGCAGCTCTATCGCCCCGACCAGATTTCTTCACAAAATGTCGCCGCCGATCAGGTCAGCGGTGCCCGCGTCGCCAATGTAGGCCAGATGGACTACGCCCGCCTCGGCCAAGTCGCCA